TTCTATTTCAGGTTACTGATAAGTGCCTGAAGCCTTTGCGTTCTGGAGTGTCCAGACGATGTTGCCGTATCCGCTAGATGCGCCGACATCGGTTGTGTTTGCGATTGCGTTGATGTCAACGGTGACTTCAACATGGTCTTTTGAACGGTCAATCGCTGCGGTGGTGTAAGCACCCTTGGTCAACTGGAACTGAATCTGAGTTGCAGTTGCGCCAGTACCTTGTGCAAAGTTGAAAGTAATCGCTGGCTGAGTGTTGGTCAGGAAGCGAGTAAGTTCAGCATCAGATTCCATGATGAAGGTAATCTTGCCGGTAGTGGTAAGTCCACCAACGAATACCTCGTATGGGCCTTGGATGTCGCTGATTCCGTAGATTGGTTCAACGGTGCGAGACAAGGTAAGAGTTCCGCTCATTGCGTAAGCGATGGTTGAACCACCAACTGAAACCGTACCAGTCCAAACAGGTACAGGAGTTACTGTGCTGAATGAAGGTGTTGGTGCAGTTGTGGTTACAGATGGCCAGCAGGTTGCTTTAGCGGTGTATTCCAACTGAGCATCTGGATTGAAGGTAAGAGTGAAATCATGGAACTGAGCGCCCGGATATTGGCGAGTGCCAGCAACATAATAGTCAGTAAGGGTCAGCGCCTTTGGTTGTGCATCGCCACTTGTTGCGTTCTTAAGTGCAATCTTGTGGGTGTAAGGAGCGGTTGAACCTGTGGTTGTTACATCGCCAAGAACAGATGCGAGAATGTAACCGATGGTGTCTGGGAAAGCAGGGCCAGCAACATCAACGGTTGCGTACTTGCGACCTTGGATGTAGTTGTAGTTAACTGCCATTGAGCCACGAAGTCCTGTGTCATACAGTCCTGTAACAAGGTCAACGGGCTTGAAAGAATCTTTGGTAATTGGAACATAGTCCGTAGCAGTTACAGGTGTACCTTTAGTTGTTTCTAAAGCAACACCCATATACGACCGTAAGGATGGATTTGCGGCCATTATTCACTCTCCTTGATTGTTGTTGGTGTGGTCGCTGGCGCAACCTTCTTTTGTGCGGATACTGGCGATACATCAACGGCTGCGAAATCATCGGGCGCATCGAACGAATCACCTGACTTTACGGTTACTCCGATGGTCGGAAAAGACCGCTCATCAGAACCGTTATATTGAAAACGAGCCATTGATTTCTCCTTATGCTCTTATCATTTGGGTTACGGTAAATGTGATAGAAGCCCAAGTTTCTGTTGCGCCACCATCATTAGTGACAGGCTCGGAATAAGTTGCGCTAATTCCGGGGTCTGCTGCTTGCCAAATCACCGAGCCATCTGGCAAACCTAATCTGTGTCCACCTGCTCGCAACTGACCTTTGACTGCATCAATCAAGATATCGAAATCTGTCATGGCATCTTCTGGCTTAGGTTGCATAGATTGGTGGTAAATCTGGAAGTTCACGATGTAATCAACGCGCTTCCAACCGTCATAAGCGCCACCGATTGCTAGGCGCTCTTCACTTTCGCTCTGGATAAAGACAACACCTGCTGCGCGGGATAGTTGTCCGGGAAAGGAATTGACCTGAAAATTGATACGCTTAGGAAACGAGGTGAAAATCTGATTGAGAGTTGTAATCTGCGCCTGTTGCAACCAAGTTGCTACGGCATTGCGCACATCTTGTCTTGCCATTATCTAATCCTGCGATATGGCATCAACAAGTCTTGAGCGAGTGCTAAATCTGTGCCTGTCATTTGAGCGCCGGGCGTAGCAACACCGGGGCGAGTGCCGACATTCATCACCATTGCGTTATCGCCACGAACCTTAAGCATTGCGGTCGTTACGAGAATCGCTGCTTCCTTGATTGCAGGTGGAAGAGCAGAGATAGAAATGCCGTTAGCGTGGGTGTAGGCAAGAGGATTAACCAAAGGTACGGTGGTTGAGCCAAGTGTGTAGGTGCTGGCGACAATCACATTCTCTGAGTTAAAGCCATCGTAAATCTTGAGCATCTGACCGGCGGTGATGCCTGTTCCATCGGTTACGGTCAACGATGATTGTGATGCGGTCGCCGTGTTAATTAAGGTATTGGCATAACCATTGACATAGGTGTAAGTCAAGAACACTTCTTGACGAGGTGAGGTAGGAAATCCGAACTGAAGTGGGCCAGCCGAAGAATAGGTTGTAGCGGCTGAAGCGTATGGGTAAATAATCTGTGAATCTTCAACCCATGCCAAGGATGGGTCTGGAGCAACGATGGGGCTATTGAAGTCGCTGCTGAACTGTAATGATGTCAGCGCGATGATAGGGCTATAACGAGGATGGAAACGAATTGTTCCATCTGGGCGAATACGAGAGCGTTGCTGCTCTGTCTCGGTGGTAGCACCAAGAACCTGATTACAGAAAGTATCAATCCAACTAGAAGCGCGAGCAATAACATTTGCTAACTCGGCGTTCTGCACATCTGGGTCGGTAGAGTTGAATACTAAGTTATCAATATCAATCGCCGTTGGAGCGTTGCGAAACTCGGTAACCGTCAGATATGGCGTGGAGAATTGATGTGTAATCGGGTTAATCGCATTAGCCATTTATTTCTCCGCACTTTGAGCATTTCTTGAAAAATGAGCCGAACCCGCACTTTTGGCAGGTGAATCCAACTGTTGATGGGCGAGCAATCGAACCCATCGCGTTTGCCACTCCTAAGCCTTCGTGCTTCATCTGTGCAGCGTGTTTAGGGTTATCAACATTGATTAGCCCTGACTTGTCTGCTTTGTAAACCTTTGTGCCACGCTCGGTTCTTACGGATACTTCACGCAAGCCTTGCGGTGGAATCATCTTTGTCATTGCGCCTCCTAAGATGTGAGTGAGTGCGCCTGTAAGAGCGCACTCACAACACGATTCAGTTTATTAGACTGCCTTGATACCTGATACTGCACCATTCCACGAAGGGGCCGCGCACATAAATGTGCCACGAAAATAGGTGCTGAACGCGTATTGGAAGTCAACTACAGGCCATTGATATCCAGCATAATCCTGAACATTCACAACTTCCCAAACATTTGATACTTGAGTATCAGGAATTGGAAGTGTGTATGAAAGAACTGGAGCAACGCCCTGTGGCAACCATGGGTGAACAGTAAGGTCAACCATTTTGCCTGTGATTTCATTGTAAAGCGCACCGATTGTTGCGCCACCGATGTAATCGCCAGCATCAGTCTGGGTCAAGTTCAAACGATAGTTTGCAGTTGAACCATTCTTGATTGCATCTGACAACTGCTTGCGGTCTGAACCGTTGAGGAAAATCTCATCTGGGTCAGCCTTAACATTGTTGTAGAGGTTGTAGAAGGTGGTCTGGAACTCAACGCCGGGATTTGATGTTGAGAAAGCAGAGTTGATGTTGTTGTTGTAACCTGACTTAGCACCGAGAACGGTAGCCAAGATGCCGTCATAACCTGTTGCGTAAGCAGAGGTGTCAGAAGCGTGGTTTGCAGCGGTATCACCGGTAACTGCAAGAGTTCCCTGAAGGGTGATTGTGCGGGTTGCTGAACGACCGTTGTAGAACTTGTTAGCATCGGTTGGTTCAGTTCCGGCAGCGCCAGCATAGACCTTGTAACCAAGTGCGCCAGTTACAGGAGCAGAGATTACAACATCAATAACCTGAGTTGAGCCGTCTGGAGTTGCAGAAGCAACTGACGAAACAACAGACTCACCAAATGAACCTGCATCAGAGGTTGCCTTAACCCATACCTTTGTGCCAGAAGAGATTGGAGTCTCACCTGTTGCAGCGGTACGAGCGGTTGCGGTGATTGTAGGAGCAGCAAGTGCGCCTGAGAAGTTTGAGTCAGTTCCGCGACCCATGAGGAGCATACGCTCTTCCATCAACATTGTTGCATAAAGAACAGATGTTGACGACAACTGGCGAAGGTCTTGGAATCCGACACCAGAGAACTGTGCATCGAATGAAACGCTATCGCTGAGTGAGTATGAGAAGTAAGGGAAGATTGCATCTTCTGCTGAGTACGAAATCTTTGGGCCACGCTCGTAAGCGATTGAACCGAATGAAGTCGTTGTTGTTTCTGTGATTCCTGGCCAGATATTTCCTTGACCGCCTGTGCCTGTACCGGTGTAACCAGTCAAACGCTTGATGCGGTGTGAAGTACCGACACCCTTTTTGCGAGGCAACTTGTTGCGAAGAGGTGTTGGGCGAGGTGTGAGCAACTTTGCAGGTGCTTCGAGGTCGAAGGCTGCGAAAGATGTTGACAATGGAGATGTGAGGCTGATGTCCTTAACGATGTCAGCGTTCATCTGGGTCTGAGCAGACAAAGCATTGTTCAATGCTGATACTGCATCAGGAGAAAGTGACTTGTTTGCGACAAGTGCTTGCATTTGTGCTACTGGGTCTGCTGCTGGAGCAAGACCGGGTGTTGTAGAAGCGTTAGCGAAAGACTTGTTGAGTTCTCCAATGAATTGCTCATGGAGTTCAGCAGCCTTAACTGGCTTCACATCACCGAAAAGGTCTGTGACCTTTGGGGCTTCAAGTGACATTGATTATTCCTTATCAGAGTTGTCTTGTGCAGACTTCTTCAAGATGAGCGATGCCATCTCTCGGAATCCTTCAGCAAGAACAGGGTCAGTTGTCCGAGCGGCTTTTGCCTGATACTCGGCGGCTTTGGCGATGATTGCATCGTCATTGTTTGTACCTTGTTGTACGGCAGTTCGCTTTGGCCCCTGCGCTGGCAGAGACTTAACGATAGCCAACTCTTGTTCAAGTGCTAATGACTTCTGCTCTGCTGCCTCTGTTGCAGACTTGAGCAGGTCAATCTCAGCCTTGACCGAATCCGTGGCGTTCTTGACAGCCTTTTCAATAATGATATTTAGCACATCATCACTAACAAGGGTTTTCTCCGTAGATTCAGATTCAACTGCATCTTCGGAAACTTCGGTTTCAGCAGCAACTTCGGCTACTGGTTCAACAACTTCTTCAGTTGTCTCGTCTGCATCGGCAGACTTCATTTCGGCGGTAGTAACATCATCGCTCCCGTGAGCATCGTCTGGGATGTGGCAACCGCACTCAAGGCACTTCTCAGAAGCAGACTTCTCTGCGGCGTGAGACTTGCACATCTTGGCATCGCAACCACCATCGGCAGCGCACTTCATGCAGCCATCGCACTTGCAACCCATGGTTGAATCTGGCTCTGGGTCTTTGTGGGCTGACAATTCAATATCGGACATAGGGGTTTCTCCTTCTTCGGCTTCACCCTGATACCAAGCAATGAGGTGTGTAACAACCTCAAGGAGTTGGTTGAGCGAGTTGGTTTCATCTGAGCCTTCTGCAAGTTCGTTGGTCTCAGAGATAATTAACTGAGCAACGGCGCGGCGAGCGGCATCGTATGCAGCGGCATCGAACTTTACGGTGTCGGATGTCAAAGACTTAGCCAATTCCGTAATTTGCTTGATTGTTTCCATCTTTGACCCTTTCTCGGTCTTGATATTCTTAAACACATCGCTAGGAAGAGGTGCAGAAAATTCGTGCAATTCCTCAACCTGAACAAGTGTGCTTTCGCCTTCGACTGACTTAGCCATAATCAACTTAGCGTTTGGATTGGCAGGTCGGTCAACAAGTGAAACTTCGATAATCTGACCGTCAACGATACGACCGCCGGCAGCCTTGTTGTCGCGGATAACGCGAGGTGCTTTGATTCCTATTGAGAATCCCTTAAGAACGCCTGTTTTGACTTTCTTAACGCTAACAGGGTCAACGACAAGAGCAGAAATATAGTGACCATCCGCTTTGGCTTCATATTCTTTTGCTACTCCTGCCGCGATAGATGAATGTTGTTCACGAATGTTGCCACCTGATTGAAACCATTGTGGCATGGCGGTCTTGAGCCATGATTCATCGCAAATCTGTTGGTCAAGGTCAATCGAATCATCGGTTGCCTTGCCATAAACGGTCATTGTGCCGTCTGGGTTTTCGTCTGCCTTGATAATCTGGGCGTAAGCGTTAGCGAAATCCATAGTTAGTTTCCAAACCAGAGAATTGATACTGCGGGAGTACCAGAAGCGGCTACTGCGTAGATTGAATCTCCACCATCTACCTGCAAAGAGACATTGGTTGACTTAGGGATGCGAAAACCCTGAGTTGTTCCAGTAGCAGTCACGGTCTTTGCGCCGATGAATACATCGTTGCTTGAGTCATTGTTGCTGATGTAAACATTGACCTTACCTGCTGACGATGGAACGGTTACTAGGGGCTTGGCAGTTGTTCCCGTGGTAACGGTGATGTGGTTTAGAGCCATTTATTTCTCCTTGGGCTTTTCTGTTTGAGTATCCTGCGCCGGTGGTGTGTAAAGAATTTTGATAGAAGATTTTTTGGTATAAACGAATCTGTCTAAATCATCGCTCATGGAAGCACCTTCACCCTCATTGTTTTGCCATCGTTGGATAGAACTTGAAACTTTGTTCCGCGTGGCAATAGCCATTCACTTTCGCTTTTAGCAACATCTTTTGCTTCTGCTTCAACATAAAACAAACCATCTACCATAATGCCGTCTGTTCCGGCTGGATTTACAATTTCTATTATCATGTTGTTTTGAGGAATAACTTCTACGCCATTCCAAACTCTTACATTGGCAAACTTGTAAGCGGTTTCTTTGTTCATTGATGTTGAAACAAAACCATCGTCTTGAAATACTTGTCCAACTTGCATATCTTTGTATTCGATATAAGCATCTTCACGAACGCCGCGATATGTCAATATATCTTCTGGTAGTGCTGGCGCTTTTGCCATTGCGCTATCTAAAAGTCTTACTATGGCTTCTGCGTTTTCTTTTTCATAAAAACTTAATTCATAATTAGAATCACGCAACATATTATTAACATTGATATAACCGCTGCCTTTATAGATGCGCAAAGCGCCTTTTTCTGCGCTAGTTATTCCATCCACGGTAGGTTTATTAAATCCTTCTTCTGTTTGGAACGCTTGAAGTTCTGCGCTTTTTGCCTCGCTGAGAGCATCGAGTTCAGCATACTGTTGTAATGCAGCAAGCGCATCTTCATAACTGTATGAAGAAACATCGGAATCGTCTGAGATATCTGCCTCATCTGGCGTTGCATCGTCAGTTAAATCTTCGCCGCCATCGTCAGTTTGGGCTTCTGCGATAACAGGAAGCAGACCACATCGGCAGTTAGGGTGAACAGGTGGTTCGATATCGCCACTAGGGAACTCTTCGCCGTAGGTTACGACTTCACCATCATTATCGGCGCACTCATCGTCAGGGTCGGCGGCTTCCCATTCAACTTGGTCAATGCCAGAATCTTGATAGCGAGAAACTGCGGCTTGTGTCATAGCGCGGTTTAACTCAGTACGAGCAATCACCATTGCCTTGCTTTCGCCACCGGCTACTTCTTCAAGGTTCGTTGCGATTGTGTCAACCGTAGAGCCATCGCGCAATCCGTTAGCGAGGATTGTGCCGACTTCATCTAACTTGGTTGCCCATAGTTGATTGGAAACAACACCTGCGTTCTCTAGCAATCCTGCAAGAGCGCCTTTAGGAGCGACCATCTGTGCAAGTGCTTCAGAACCCGGTGTCCAACTTGACCAATCATCAGCCTTCTTGATGAGCGAATCAACAAGTTGCTTGGCTGCCTTATCGCCTGTTACCCATCCGTCAGCATAGGTGCGGCGAATCGCTGCTTCCATAGGCTTTGAGTTGTAGCGAACATGAACGATTGCCCATGCGCGGGCGCGTACACGGTCTTGAACGGCGTTGTCTGTCACCTGTGGGTGAATAGACATGAAATCTTCTACAACCTTTTTCGCATCAATACCTGCGACAAAAGCAGCAGCAATCTTTACCGCGTTGTTACGGGCGATGCGCTCAGATGCTTTGTGTGCTGGCCATTTAAGAGACATAAGCAGAAACCAACGCCTTAGCGGTTTCTAGGTCGCCATCCATTAAGCACTTGTTCAGCGCTTCTGCAACGATGGGTTCTACTGTCTCAAAGTTAAATTCGCGGGTGCGTGTGCTTTTGGTAGCCCATGTGATAAATCGCTTGGCTTCCTTTTTGGCTTCTGCGGGAACTTCTTCGGCTGGCTTGACTTCAGGCTTACTTGCTTGTTCTGCGGCAGGTGCGGGAGTTTCAGCGGGTGTTGGTTCTGCCGAACCGCCAGCAGGAATGACTCCTTCAGGAGACAAGAAATATACAGATTGACCAGCAACAATCATCGGCATATCGGCTTCAGGAATGTCCAGCAATGACAATCCATCTTCGGCGCGGGCTTCGTTGATACTCTTCTTAGCGCCACGAACTTCAATGTCCGATGCTTTGCTTTGCTCTATGGTGTCACGATTATCGCTTGGCATGAATTTGAACTCTAGTTCGCGTGGCATACCGAGATAGGTGTGTGACAACTGAGTGAGCATCTTGCCAACCCAATTCGCAAGTGGGTACAAGCCAATATCTTGTGCGTTGAACGCTTGACCTTGTTCGTGTCCAGCGCCGCCCAAACCAGTCTTAGGAGTAAATCCGATTTCGCTTGGCAATACGCCAAAGTGACCGGTGATTGAGGTGACTAGATACTCGTCAAGAACATCTTTGAACTTCTCGCCGTAGCCATCGAACTGAATTGGTGTGATGCCAGCGGGAAGGATGCGACCGCGCTTGCGTTGTTCTGTCTGTCCAGACAAATCATCGTTAAAGATGTTTTCGTAGGCGCGAAGCAACTCGGGATTGTTACCGAAGTTAGCATCGGAGGTAAACATCAATTCAGGCAATACGCCATCGGTGTATTCAGAGCGCAACCATTGCTGACGGCGCAAGTAAATATCGGCAATCGGAAGTGCGCGCTCTACTGGCGAATAGCCATAGACGGTGAAGGTGCGGCGATTGCGAACGAGGTACGCAAGTTCATCAGCCGTAAACTCGCCATCTGCCTGAACATCGTCAGAGGTAGCGGTGAACTCAGAGCGTGGGAATCCGTAAAGAATCTGTTGATAAGCCGGTACTGGGGCCATTGGGCGCATACCGCGGTCATCAAGAAGTGGCTTAATTGTTGTCGAATCAAGAATCTGGAAACCGTACAAGTCTCCTGCAACTGACTTTTGACCCCAAATTGCTACGCCATCAATAACCAGCAAATCCTCAAGAAAAACATTGAGCCAATCTTGAAATACTAAACCGTTTTGCTTGTCTGGAACTTCCCAAAAGTCATGCAAGCGAGCAATCTCGGGTGCAAGTTCTTCACGCGCTTGTGACATGGCGCGAAGTTGATTGCCACCAAATTTCTTGCTTACTTTCTCGGCAGCGGCTTCTGAAATGGTGATATCCCATTCCAAACCAACCATTTTGCTCTTCAGAACTTCGATGCAACGGCGCAAGATATCAATTTGGTCAGCAGCAGCACGAAGAGTCTTGAAAGGTACAAGACGGGTTTCGGTGATGTTGATGTTTTGAGCGGTTTGATACTCATAACGGCGTGGGTCTGGGCGACCATCGCTGCGAAGTGGGTTGATAGGGCCGGGTGGAATTGGCAGACCCGGGCCGAATGGAATCATTGGCAAGATTTGGTCGCGTGGCAACGGCTCTGAATTACCCATCGCCATTGACGGTGGATTCCGCTTCATGTCAGCCTCAGTCATAACAACTGTGCCAGCGGGTAGGTTTGGTGCTTTTTCTATTTGCGCGGCTACTGCCTTTGCAAATCTATCAAGTAAGCCCATTGAAGTCCTATCCGTGTACGACTACGCGATATTGGTTCGATGTAGGTGCAGTTGAGAACAATAGCGTAATTGCTGAAGTTGAGGTGTGTTGAACATCGCACATAACTTCATCGTAAGGTGATGCTGCGTTATAGACCGCAACGGTGACATCTTGCGTACCGAGGTTGTGAGTGATTGTGTAAGATGTTGACGAACCATCGCCAAATGCGGTGGCGTACTTCTTAACAACAACAGTTCCATCAACGGCTACTGTGCCAGTTGAGACGGTGATACCTGTACCAGCGCCGACTGCCAAACCGCTTGAGGATGTTCCCAAACCTGAGTTGGTAGCCAAGAGAATAGATGCGCCACCTGAAGCAGTCTGCAATCCACCTGTTGAGGTTGGGTTAAAGGCGATAGAAGAACCGGTGATGGTGATGCCGTTACCAGCGGTGTATTCACCTGCCGCTGAGAACTGAGTCCATGTGGTTGTGCCAGTAGCAAGAATCCAGCCTTGTGAGCCGTTGACTGTTCCCTGCTCAACGAAAGTAAAGTCGCCTTGAGTTGGTGTCTGTTGGTCGGCGGCGCGTGTCCATGTGGTTGTCTGCGCTACATAGATACCGTTTTGCGATGGTGTGCTTTGGTTCTTGACCAAAACGCGCTGACCAGCGGTGATGGTAACGCCGTCAATGACTTGACCACCAACAAGAGTAATGCTTGCGGTTGTTGCGGCTACAACAGAACCTTTGACGTTCAGACCTTGTGCAACGCCGTCAACATAACCCTTGCTTGCTGCATCAGTTGAAGCAGTTGGTGTAGCGAGGTTTGTAATTTTCTGCGAGTTGAGCGATACCGATGCGACAGGAGCGCCAAAGGTATCAAGGGTGAATGATGATGGGCTAAATGCGTGGGTGTGGTCTGAGGCGCTCGCGGTTGATGCGCTACCGGCAGAACCCGTTGTGCCGTTGACTGCGTTAGGAGTCGTAGAGCCAAGTGAAGGTGTGCCGTGTGTGTGGTCAGAGTGAGCAACGGTTGAAGCAGTACCGTTAGATGAGCCTTGACCGAATGAAGTTTGTGCGGTGACTGAGCCAAAGCCTTCGCCAGCGTGAGTGTGGTCAGCGCGAGCGTAGTTGGTAGAAGTACCGTCAGAAGATGAAGCGGTGACAGAGTTAGCAGTTGTCTGACCTGAACCGAAGTTATCTACCTGCTGCCAAGTTGAGCCGTTGGAGTAATAGATGAGGTAGTTGTCGGTTGCGTAGTAGAAAGTTCCCGCTGAAACAGATGATGCGGTAGGGCGAGCAGACAATGTGCCAGAGGTGATGCCACCTGCTTGACCCCATGCCGTACCGTTGTAAACATAGAGCGCGTTAGAACTTGTGTTGTAGTAAATCTGACCAGTTACAGGAGAAGATGGCGCACTAGAGAGGTTCTGGATACGAGCGTTCTGCAACTCGTTCTGAACTAAGTTGATGGGTGTGAGAAATTTGCGGCTCATTGTTCTCCTAGATTATGTAAGCAGTACCGGTGAAGGCTGAAGTGAATGTAATGACCATCGTGTTGTTATCGGTGTACGAATAAGTGCCTTCGCATTGCGCGCCGCTGCTATCAAGCACGACTGCAGTTGGATGCCCACCGAGATTGTGAGTGATTGTCCATACGCTTGCTGGAGTGTTCTGCGTGTAAACATAGAACAGAGTTGTAGAAGCGCCTGATGGCCCTTGTGGGCCTTGTGGCCCTTGTGGGCCGGGTGAAGCAACGGTGACTGATTGAACGGTCTGTGTGACGGTAAGGGTTTGAACTACGGGGCTGACAACAATGTTGTCACTCATCGCGTAACCTGTGGGGTGACTTGAATTGTGCCATTAATCAAGCGAGTGACGATGCCACCTGCACTTGTGAGTTCAAGGTCATAAGCGTATGTGCCGTTGGTGATTGAGCCAGTCTGCGCGTTGGTCGCGTGAATAGCAATCGTGCCAGCCGTACCACCCAAAGTGATGCCGCTACCTGAAGTCAGGCTAAGAACGGTTGTCTTGGCAAGTGGCGATGTGCGAATCTGGAGAGCGGCAGAGTAACCGGTGAGGTTGATGGGATTGCCTGATGGGTCATTCCATGTCACCGTCAGATACCAGTCTGCACCTTGGTCAATGGTGGTGTTGAAGGTTGTAGCCATTGATTCTCCTAAAGAGTAGTGCCGCACTTAAAACAGATTGCTGCTGATTTGAGGTTAGGCATTGAACATGACGGGCAGAACTTGCCCATGCTTCCTAATGCCGTGAGAGTTGCCGAACCTTCTGTTAATTCTGTCAGCGCCCATACCATCGCATCCATGCGGTCAGGCGATTTCATGTTCGTACCGGCTTCCCACTCACACATTTCATCTTCTAATTCGGAGAAGTATCCGACCATGTGTAAGCGACCTTGCTCGCTAAGTGCGGCGATAGGTTCTGCGCGAACTGCTTTGCCGCGAGTAGCCGTAACCTTCTTGACGGGAACAATCGGGTTGACCTGTTGTAAAAGATGAACTACCAAATCGCCGCCGTTATTCGTTTCTGCGATGATGCGGTCTGCTTTATGTAGTTCAAAGGCGTTAACTGCTTTTCTTGCCCACGCATCAGGCGTGGATTTCATGGTGTAATCGGCAAGGATGTAATAGTGACCATCTACGGTCATACCGGCAACGACAATGCCTGTGTAGTCCGATTCATCGCCAGAGGTAACGGCAGGGTCAATACCTACAACGATACGCATAAGCGGAGGCGGTTCAGTTACTCGCGCTGCTTCTAGTTGAGCGCGATTCCATAGAGCGCCGGGATTGTCGTCAAGGATTGCGCCGTACAGTTCTTGCTGACCTAAGCGAGTGCCAGCGTAGCGATTCTGCATTTCCAACAAAGCCGTCTGCGACAGGTTCTCGGCGTTATCGAAAGTTGAGCCACGGGTAACAACTGTGGTGTCGCGCTTGACCAAATCTTTAATCAATTTAGTTGGGCGCGGTGTTGTCGTGATAACGGTCTGAGGATGCTCGCCAAGGCGTAAGCCGAACTGGAGTTGATTCCATGTATCTTCATATTGCCAAGCGGCTAGTTCGTCTGTCCATGCGTAGTTGAACTGCGGGCCACGAAGAGAATCAGGTGTATCAGCCGAGAAGGTCTGAATGATACTGCCGTTCTTGAGTGTGATGATTCCGTTGGATTTGTTCCAATCCTTCACGGCATCGTACTCACGAAGTACGCCCAATATGCCGGATACGCCTTCTACACATACTGAGCGCACATCGGAGAAAGTTCTAGCGACAATGGCGCAACGGATGCCATCATTTCTAACTGCTTTAGCGGCGAGCCATTCAGCGCCTAAACGAGTCTTGCCAAACCCACGACCTGCCATAACAAGCCATGAGTGCCAATCACCGTCAGGTGGTAGTTGGTTCGCTCTCGCTAGACCCTTGCTCGGGTGATGCCACTTGAGGTATCTCAATGCGGCTAGGTCGGGATTCAAGTTCGCTTGCGAGTCGGCTAATTGCTTCATCTACTGTCTCCCCATTACCAACTACGGCAGTACGACTCGTAGCGTTGCCTTCTAGGAGTTCGGTTTTGTCAATCAGGATGCCAAGAGTGATGGCGGCTTCGCGGGCTTTCAAATCCTCAACGATGCCGTCTAAATGGCGTAGAACCTTATTGCGTAAAGTCTTAAGTTCAGCGATAAATGTCTCGCGGGTTTCAGGAATGATTTCTTCTGTAGCGATGGCGATATCGCTTTTATTGTCTCCATTATTGGAGGATTCGTTCACCCACCTGTGTAAGGTTGCTTCACCAATGCCTAATTGCGTGGCAGTTTGTAAGATATTGCCGCCATTAGCCTCAAGCGTAACTAATGCTTCGGCGCGTTGTTCGGGTGTGTAAGCCATCCTTTTATCTTACAGGATTTGCAAGTGCATTGCGCGCATCTAGTAAATCGTCAACGCTGGATAGGTAAAACTCTCGCTGCTGATGAGTGAGGCGATTACCGTATCTGTCTTGTAACTTATCGCGAAGATGTGCAAGTGCTTCATCTATTTCGGCGATTGTGACTTCTTCTAGGGCTATTTGCATGGCTCTCTCGTTACACGCCACCCAATTATAGTTAATATAACTGAAAACAAAAGCAAATGCAAATTACTTACGAAGGATATGCACACGCGGTTTAGACTTTCGGCGTTTGTCGTAAGCCGCTTGTAACTTATCAATGTCGTAAGTGCCATCTAAGCACTCTATAACATCTTCCATAATCCAGTTGTAAATAGTTCGGTTGGTAACTTTGTAAAGAAGGCTGGCTTCAATCACGCTAATTCTGGGCATCAAGCATCTTTCCCAATAAACGCCATTGATGGGATTCCCATACTGTGCCGCATCTCCGGCATTTAATCTCTGAGGTGCGCTCTAGTTTTGTCGGGTCAATCTTTAACTTAGCCCCACACACTTCATCTTCTTTGTTAATGGTCGGGCATTTGCCAATGATGATTTCATCTGACTTCTTGCCGAGGATAAACATAATCTTGTTGTATGTGGAAATGATTACGGTGGCAAGGTCAACGGCAGATTCGTACTCGTTGTATGCCCATTCCTCACGGTTAGAGATGTATTCGCAAGTCATGGTGATTTTGTTAATCTCCTGCCCGCGGAAAGTAATGCGGGTTTCGTTGCGTATCTCGCGCATCATTTTTTCATGGCGCATCAAAGGAATACTGATGCCGCCTGAACGCATATTCAATGTCTCAATGCGAACGGGAAGCGGCGCGGTCTTACTACCAGATACTCGCTCGCCTTTCCTGCCGGTGCTTGGTACTAACTCTTTTTCAAGGTCGTAGTAGAAATCAGGAAACTTAACTAATTGCAACATGGCAAAGCGCCAGCATGAAGAACAGATGTCACGCTGGCTATCTTTGCGGCAGTTGCTACATTTCATTTCTTGCGACTTGCCCGCTTCTCTGCGTAAGCGCGAACATCGTCAGCGTTGTAATAGACGAACTTGCCTTTTTTCTCAACCCACTTCAACTGCCCACGATTCTGAATCTGATGCAGGTTGTTGTGAGTGATGCCAAGCAGTTCGCATACTTGAATAGATGTCATTAGTTCCATCCCGCACCCCATTCAGGTTCATCAGACTTTGGCTTTGAAAACTGTGACTTATTAACAGACTTTAAGACAATCGTAATGTCGTCAGCCTTAATCTCAAGACCTTGCTTCTGTGAGCCATCCTTGGCTTGATATGAACTTACCTTAAGCGTTCCCACAACCTTTACGCGCTCGCCCTTGCGAACCGCATCGGTAACGAGTTCTGCTTGCTTGCCAAGAATAGAGATGCGAAACCAAACAGTTTCGCCGTCAACCCAATCCTGACCTTTTTTCTCGCGTGGTGTGTAAGCAAGCGAGAATGATGCAACCCCAAATGAACCGTTCTTGCCATCAAAGAATTTAATCTCTGGGTCAGTACCAACATTTCCTACAACTTCAATGCGCGCCATCCTGCTATTCCAATCGTTCGTAGTTACCTTCGTTATCTAATCTTACTATCTCTACGCCGTGCAGGTGCAGAGGATAGTCGGCGGGATTAGCCCATGACGGACACATCCAACCTTTCACCGTAGCCTTTTCAGGATTGAGGTGAATACTATTTGTGCCGAGATTGTGGCACTTGTGATGAACGGCAATCAAGTTGCTCACTTCATCTTTGCCGCCGCGGGATTTGAGTTTGCGATGGTGTAGGGCAAAGTCGTCACCGGGCAATCCACACGCCTCGCAATATCCTTTAGCGCGAGCCAATACCGTCTCAGCGATTTTCTTATCCACGCTTTTGCTCAACAATGAGAAATGGGGGAGCGGTGTATGGGTCTTTGTCGGCAGCAATCGTGAGAGCCTTCTTAATACTCGCACCTTGCTTAAGCGCCCCAATAGCAAGGCTACTGCCACTACCAATCCCATAGATGCCGTCAGAATCAAGACAAATAGCGAAATCATCAGCAATATCAAAAACTTCACCATTAATTGCAACCAAGAAAGCAAATCGCGTTTCTTCATCTTTATCATCTTCCAACTTGAGGTCATTATCTTTGAAGCATTGCTTAAGTGCCGGAATAAATTTAGAAATCATAAAATGGTACAAATCTTTTTTGTCGGCTTCGGTCGGCTTTGGTGGATTAAATATGTGTTGAGCCACATCGCAAAAACTAGACAAGCCAGCACCGGCAATTAGGTATTGACCGCGTTCGGTTATTTTGACCATCTTAGGATGCGTGTATTTGCGGGTTGCCGTAACCAACGAATCTGCCCCGATAACCACTTTGTCGGCATACTGTCGGGCAACAATCGTGGTCATGGGGATACCTTACACCATGTGCGTAACTTATTAGCAAATATATGTTTTAGACTATATTTTGTGGCTACATTGTGGCTACATTGTGGCTACAAAGCACAAAGCCCCACACCCTTGAGAAATGTGGGGCTAAGGCAGACGACCGCGAGCGCAATCAACTGGAGGTAATCATGCGCTCAAGCAGTCGTATCTTCACGGGTAGGGAACGGCCTTCCCGTGAAATCTAGTGACTCGCGCCCGTAAGCGCGGTCTGGATTGTCATTCTCAATACCAGTAATGGCGATTCCAGAAGCGAAGTGCGTTGCAGGGGTTTCCATATCGGTCGGAAATATACCGCAATCCAACATTAACCTGAGTGCTAACGCTTGCTTTTGGAGACAGTCCAATTCGCTGAGGTATGCCCCCGGCATGATAGGAAACCGTCAACCCATCCACCACTAGTTTAACGGGAGTTATGTTGTAGGCGTTTGGTCGCCAATTACTCTCGTTAGTCCAGACGGTGACTAGGCATCTCCATTGATAAGTGGAGTTCCATCCGTATTTATGAAGTTGTGATTGTGCATAGGCTTTCGCCGCTGCCGGTGTGCGCTCAATAGCATCCGTAAATGCTTTAGGGCTTTGCGCTACCGATGGGCTTGCAAACCCGATTCCTACCGCAAGAACGGCGACTACAAGGAAACGAGTCTTGAACTTCAGCGCGAACCAATCGCCGCCTGTTCCATAGCGCTCATCGTGTGCCTCCGTTGTTAAGTGCGTTCATTTCTGAACCTCCTTAGTCGGTTGTGGTGTAATTGTAGAGCAAGCCGAACATGAGCGGTCAAATACAACCCATTCTCCGCATCCCTTACACCGACCAATGTTCCAGTCGGCTTTAGGTTTGGGTCTGTATAACACCTTGATTTCATTAGGGCTAGATAAAATAAAACGCTCTTCAGACATCTTACAAAATTTCGATTGAAATAAGGCGTTGTGAAACTGTGCAAATGTCTTTCTTGAAATTTGAACGCATATTTGCAGAAGAACGAATCTTCCAGATAATTCCACCAACTTGCTTAACATAACCTTCATAAGTTTCAACAATGTCTGAAACACCACCGGTTTTTTGGTCTTGGCGATACATTGTCACCTTTGCCAAATAAAAACTTTCTGTGTCAATCATGTGTTGTTCGACTGGACGAATCTTGTTTATTGTTGCGTTCATGTTATGCACCAACCTTTACGACTTTATAATCTGAATCATTGAGTTTAGTAAGAGTTAAACCAAGTGATGCAAGTGCCTCATCAAACTTTGCAATGTTTTGCGCAATTACAATTTGGTCGTTAAATCCAAAACCTTCGACATAAATATCGCTTCCAAGTTGTGAAATTGCAACACCGTTTGTCATTGAAGAAATTTGACGGCGCGTACGGTCAACATAACCGATTTCATTTTTCTTAACCAACGCGCGAAGTTTTGCGGTTGTTACGATTGGGTGGTTCTTGTGCATTTTCTTCTCCAGTTCTTTGAAGTGCCGTTCACTTCAATAAGACAAATGTAGCCGCAATAGGTTACAGAATCAAGCCAAAACGCCATTTTTCTTTGTGAGTTGCGTCACACGGTATTTTGGACATTTAGGGGTTATTTGTCTAATGCCCCGTGTGCGGCGTAGCCCTGTATGTCCAGCCAAGAATCTTCGTAGTCGGGATTGACCGAAATGCGTTGAAGTTTTAAGGCAATCATCATCTGAGCCACTTGATAGGGCGCTAAGGAGTAAGGAAGGTCAAGAATGACACCCCACATAATCCCTATCTTGCGAAAGTTCTCGGTTGGGTCGCCGTACTGTTCTTGGCGTTCGGCAAGGATGTCGTTTAGTTCCATTAGCGTTGCCAGCCAATATAGAAAATCAAAAAGTCAATATCCACGCCGTACTTGTCAATACTGATACCTAGACCGAACCTTTTGCTATATCCACAATGTATCCAGCCTTTACGCAAAGGAATGTCTTTGTGCATTATCCCAACTCCTTCTCAATGGCTTGAATAGTGGGGCAAGGATATTTAATGTAAACATAAGAATCATCGGTACATTCTTCGCAATAAATATATTCATAATCTGATTTAACTGGCTTGTGTAATTCCACTACTGCACGAAGCGCATTAAAAAAGGGTCTGCGAGTTTTATCCCCAAGCGATGAACTGTATTCATTTATTTTTTCTAGCAATTCTTCATGTGTCATTATTTGACCCATTTCTTTTTGGCGGCAAAGTATCCGTAGATTCCAAACGCGATACCTACGGTGTCAATAAATGCAACCCATAACAAGGCAAGTTTCACAATCATCGTTGAGGTGTCCAGTTCACTCGGTAACTTTTTGCAAAGACGGTTAACTCAAAAATGCGATTGTTCGCGTAATAACTTGGCATGAGGCGCAATTTTAAGTATGGCTTGCGGCGTTTGTACCGGGGAAAGATTGAAAGGTGAACTTCTCGCCCAAAAATTCTTTTACAAAATGTTTTCATTTTGACCCTCCCCATCCTCCACCGCGGAATATCGCCGGTGTTGCCTGAATAACCTTTGACATAGGTTTTTCGCACTTTACGCAATCAGGAATCGAATCATCATAAAAACTCTGATGCAGTTCCATAAACGCCTTACATTCCTTGCATCGGTACTGATATGTAGGCATTAGAGTTCACCCCCACAATGCTTGCAAGTCTTGGTCTTGCGCTGAGAAATTTCACGCGATGATATGAAATTGGGATGAACATAAATGGCGCACTTGTTACGCGTTGCCTTGAGTCGGACAATGTAATTCTCACGATTCAAAACAGAGAGAAGCCCCGATACCGTTCCATGATGCCAGCCAGTCAGGTCGCCTAGTTCTTTCCATGTCAAACCTGCTTCACCGGCTTCGGCAAGAAGAAACATTGCCTTGCGTTGACGGCTGCGAGTCGTGCCATTCTTGTCAGCCGTAATAGCGCGTTGTTTGCTTGTCTCAGTTCCCGACCAGCCCGAAGTGCCGGCATAAGGAAGTAATGGCAACTCTTCGTTCATTTCTTTTCCCCCAATGCAATCTGAGCGCATAAATCTTGTACCGTCAAAGCGGTCTTATCAATACCGTTCTTGACAATTTGCGCACGATTGGTTGTTAAATCTAAGGCGCAAATCTGCTCGTAAATGTGTAAGCGGATTGTTGCCTCAATCGCCTTAATCATGTCCACCTGATTGCCTTCTGGAGTCTCAAGGCGAACCTGATTGTCTTTGATGTACCAATGGTTTTCTTTGCAAACGATTTTCATTTGGTCAGCCTTTCCTCAATGTCAAACACGATGGATAGAAATACAATGGTAATAACCGGCAAGCCTACTAGCAATAGAACCTCAATCATTTGCCCAAACCTCCGACTTGTAATTGGTCAGGATTACATATTCAAGGGTTGCGCTATCAAATACGGTCTGTGACTCATATCCGCGAGCCGACAGGAATTGCTGACAGACAAGGATGTTGAGCCAATTAGGTTCGCACCAATACGCCATCTTCCAAGTAAAAAGTGGCTCGCTATCAAAACGATTAACCTGCTTTGCCCAATCCTTGCCCCATCGCATTGAACTGTTATGAAGGCGGTCAAAGTCTGAATCGGTAATCGTGACGGTAAAAGTTGCTGATGCCATTATGCACCTACCTTTACAACTGCAACATTTGGTGCAAACTTTTTTGCACATTCAGAACCTACTGGAAAATAACCCATGTAACCGCCATCTTGAATTGCTTGTGTTCCATTTTGCTCGCGCAATTCTCCACCGTTAATCACTTCAAAATAAATTGGGTTTGCACCAAGTTTGCGACCACATACAAAACAAAATTCAATTTCAACCGAATCAACTGCTTTTGGATGAAACGGTGCTGCATCTCCTGCATTGAATTTAATCATGTTATGCAACCTCAACTGTAATCGCGCGGGTTGTATAACCGCTTTTTTCTTTTGCAATAAAGCCCTCGGCGTTTAGCAATTCAATAAACTTGGCTTGCAATTCGTTAATGCGGTTGGTGTCTTTGTAACCGTAAAAACGCACCACAATTTCGCCAAAACGATTAGTTACGCGAACACCTGATGCAATGTCGGCATAGCGTGACCGAGTTTCATCTATCAAAGAAATGCCGTTGCGCTTTGCAATACCTTGAATTTTTTGAGTTGTTACTGTTGTCATGTTATGCACCTACCTTTGATGCGTTGTATTTTGCCAATGTTGCATCAGCGCGTTCCATAACTGACATCCAACGCTCTATTGGATTTTCTACATTTGCATCATGCAACTTGCCAAGGTAGATGCGAAGGTCGCTCAATGTGTAGAAAGGGTTGTCGTTCATAACGCCATCAAGGTTTGCAAAGTACCAGTTGACTGAACCATACATATCTGGGTCAACATCTTTTGTAATCTTGGTGATTACATGACCGCAACATGAAACATAACCAACTTCGGTGCGCTTGATTTGAAACTTGTGTGACATTTTCTTCTCCAGTTCTAGAACCGCCGTCCGGTTCAATAAGTAAAAGATATACCCGATAGGTTACGGACTCAACCATTTCAAGGGTTTTTTTCAAAGTTTTTTTGTGAGTTAGGTCACACAATCCCACGCATCGGAAATCTCAATATCCACGCCCGGAATGTCCGAATAGACTTTTTTAGCCTTTATGTCTATCACCTGAGAATCGTCAAGGTAAGCACACGCCGTAAGCGAATCCAGCACCCCGCGAACGAGTTTGTCCAAATCCGGTGCGACCGTAGGAAAATCGCGTTTGACCGTCTTAGGCTTTTTGAGCCGAAAGGTCATGGCAATCGCAATCGGG